AAGGCATGGTCTACGGCTACCTGGCTGATGAGCCCGGCCCAACCGTGACGACCGTGCCTGAGCGTGACCCCGATGGCGTGACCCTGCTGGCCCGCTTCGATTTCGGTTGTGCGGTGAAGGACTACCGCTTCATCTACCGCTCCTCTGGCTCCTGATTCTGACCCCTGGGCCGGTAAATCCGGCCCTTACTTATTCACCCCAACGAGGTAACCAACCATGAAGAACTCAGTCCAGTACGGCGATACTCTCGCCCTTCCCGCTCCTTACGCAGTTGCATCTGGTGGCGGCGCTTTGATTGGCTCCATCTTTGGCGTTGCTGTGACCGCCCTGGCTAACGGTGAAACCGGCAGCTTCCAACTGGAAGGCGTCTACACCCTGCCTAAGGCGACTGGCGCCGCGACCCTGGGCGCTCGCGCTTACTGGGATGACACCGCCAAAAAGGTCACCGCTACATCCACCAGCAACACCCTGGTTGGTGTATTTGTGGCAGCTTATGCCTCCGGCGACACCTCGGCCAACGTCCGCCTCAATAACAGCTTCTGATGAGCTGGGCCACCCTTTCGGCAACAACCAATCGGATGGCCTTTGACCGTCTGGGCAGCGTCAGCGTTACTGCTGGCGCTGTTACCGGGCGGGGGTTTCTAAAGCAGAACAGCGAATTGATGCTGGGTGATCAGGTCATCAGCATTGATTACGCCTTGACTTGCGAGACGGCCGTTTTTGGCGGCCTTGTCTACGGAGCCGCAATCACAGTTGATAGTCAGTCGTTTGAGGTACGCCATGAGCCGATGCGCGTGGATGACGGCACTTTTTGCATAGTGTCTCTCTCCCGTGTAACTACACCCTAAAACCATCGCACTAAAGCAATGTTGGCATTCAGTGGAACAAACGGGGCCGGGCAGACTGTCTCAGACAGCAACCCGTTACCAACGACCTCTAGTCTTTCAATTCCAAAGTACGACTATGTTTCTTGCTCTTACACTGGAGCAAATCTGACGGGAGTTGTTTTTAAGACTGGTGGAGCAGGTGGCGTGACCGTTGCAACACTTGCCCTTGCTTACGATGGTTCTAACAATCTTCTTACCGTCACCAAGAGCTAAGTCAGATGCCCTATAAATTTAACCCATTTACAGGCAACCTCGACGAGGTTGGCATTTTGGCTTCGAGCATCTTTTACAACCGTCGCCCGCCTCTGCATCGCGGACCGTTATTTACAAAGCCAACGGCAACCACTCTGAGCGCTGTGGCCGGGGCAGTGTTGAACGGCACGGTGTATGCAGAGGCCACGGCTGTCACAATGCCCGGCAGCTTTACCAACAACACCGACTACGCCATCTGGCAAAACCCCACTACCGGGGCACTGGTGGCTGACGCCAGTTTCGTGACTGCACCAGCAGGTGCTACAGGTGGCAGCATTGTTGGCGGCTTTCACTACATCCCATCGGGGCGGCCCACAGCATTTAACAACGGCAGCCCAACAGCAGCGGCAGAGATTCTGGAGTACAGCATCTGGGACCTGACTTGGCGCCCTGAATGCCCAGATCCGCGTGGCATGGCAAACATTGATGGTCGTTTTTGGTGCGACCTTTACTTATGTGGCTCTACAAGCTACGCAGGCACCGACTTTAGTGCTGTCCCTAGCAGCAAGATTGGTTTGACTATTGCTGACAACAGCAGCCCGCCGTTAATTCCTGGCTTCTATGGCGGTAATGGCAGTACGGCCTACACACTGGTTAGCGGCAACAACCCAGGGTCTTGGTACAACTTTGCCGAGGTGGCACATAGCTTTGGCAAGCGTTTCATGTGGAGCTGGGAGTTTCAAGCTGCAGCATTTGGCGCACCTGAGGCCGGCAGCCGTGGCTCTGATCCTGGCACCGTGATCCGGGAACGCGAAAGCAAGTGGGGCCTAGCGCAGGCAACAGGGACGCTTGTGGTTTGGGGTATTGAGCGCGTAGGCATCTACACAAGCGGCAGCAACACCAATACTGGCGGCCGTGGTACTGAGTATGCCGATGCACCCCGCGCCGTCCTCCTGGGTGGCTACTGGTTCTTCGGGAGCGATTCCGGGTCTCGGTCCGCCAACTGGGCCAACGTTCCATCTTACGGTGGCAACGCCGTCGGTGCTCGTTTTGCGGCCGGGCACCTGACCCTTGGATAGGAGGCCCGACAGGGCCGACCCTACGGCTAGCAAGCGAGCATCTGCTGATCCTTCCAAAGAAGCTCACGGCCTCTACATGGTCGAGAAATACGAGCGGGTGATCGACTACCTCTACCCGCTTGCGCAAACCGTCCCGCGCAAGCACGGCACTTTTCGTGAGCTGCTAATACGGCAGCTTTTTTTAGTGGCTGAGCATCTCAACGATGCCATCAAAGTCAACCAGCTCAGCCGCTGCTACGCGCTTGATGGCAGCCTTGGCCAATTGCGGTTGATGTTGCGCTTCATGGTCCACCACAAGCGCAAGCTAATCACTGAGCATCAGCAGGAAATTGCGCAAGCATTTATTGGCGAAGTTGGCGCCATGCTTGGCGGCTGGATTAAACGCTTGAAAGGTGCCAAAATAAATCGGACTTGATGGGAGCGCCGTCATCCTGGGTGGCAACTGGAACAACGGGAGCAATTCCGGGTCTCGGTACGCCAACTGGAACAACGTTCCATCTAACGGTAACAACAACATCGGTGCTCGTTTTGCGGCCGTGGCCACTGTTAAACACCATCACGCTCTGCTGCTTCTACGGGACAGCAGGCCGGTGCCAGCCAGGTGCCAGCCATCAAGTCCAGCTTCGGCGAACTCAGGGCCGAGTGGTGGCAATGGCAGGGAGTAGACCATCGAAACCTGCCGCTACCTTCAATGAGCAAAAAGCATCGCAACCTGTACTCACAAATCTACGACTGGGACAATATCCTTGCAGCATACAAAGAAGCTAGGCGCGGCAAAACCTACAGCAGTTCGTACCTGCGCTTTAAAGATTACCACCTGATCAACCTTAGGCATTTGCAGCTACGGCTAATCAAAGGCGACTGGAAGCCTGACGCACAACTGGAGTTTGACATTATCGACCCCAAGAAGCGCACGATTGCCTGCCAAAGCTTTCGTGATCGCGTGCTGCACCACGCGCTAATCCAAGTGGTGGGGCCGATCCTGGATGCCGCAATGATGCCTCAGGTGTTTGCCTGCCGGGTGGGCTTAGGCACTCACAGGTGCGTGACGCGGATGCAACAGCTGATGCGTCAAAACCCCAGCGGATGGGTGTTGCATGTGGACTTCAGCAAGTTCTTCCCAACCATGCCGCAAGATCTACTGCTTGTGCATTTAGGCAGGAAGCTCACTTGCCGCCGAACTTTGTTGTTGATTGAGCAGGTATTGTCGGTGCAGCCCAGCGGCCTGCCAATTGGCGCACTTACCAGCCAATGCTTTTGCAACTACTGGGGCGGCAGGTTGGATCGCTTCATTGCTGCTACCGCTACCGGACACTTTGTTCGCTACATGGATGACGCGGCAATCATCGTGAAAAGCAAAGCCGAGGGCATGGCGCTGCGTGAAGCGATCTGTCATTTTGTGGCCGCAGAAATGGGGCAGCGCATTGGCAAGTGGCATCTCGGTCCGGTGTCACGCGGCTTAACCTTTTGCGGCTTTCGCATCCGCCTGAAATTCAAACTGATTAAACGCCAGTCCATGATCCGCCAACGTCGCAAGCTTAAGCACCTTTTGGCTCATGGCGATCACGATGGCTGGCGCAGATCTCAGATAGCATGGATGGGTCACATTCGGCACGGCGACGGGCAGAATGGACTTAAGCACTTAGGGCTAGCACTGCCATGCTGATTAACACCGCTACAGACCTGCAAGGAACGCCATCAAGTCCAGAGCACACAGCCTTTTTGGCGAACCTGCTGAATGATTACATCACCTTTGATGATGCGGAATACCCCGAGGGTTACGACCGCACCATCGAGGAAGGCGATGAGGGCTATTTACCACCAGTACTGCGCCAAGAATGGAACGCAGGTGCAGCCGCAGCTTGGGGGTTTGCTAGCCGCGAGCAGATTGAAGCGGCAATAGCGGCATAGTGTCCCCGGTTTCGATGGCGGTGGACATGTCACCAAAACCGGCTTGTCGTTAACGCATCGCGGTTTAATGTCATCCACAGACTGACAATCAGCCCCACTACTACCGATGCCATCCAAGCGCGAATCAATCCTGGCGGCGGTGGCTACCACCCTGGCCGGCACCACTGGAGTGGGCACGCGAAT